ATTCTACAGAAGTGTCGCTTGATCCCTTAGAGACATTCGTACTCGATACAAGTCTAATTAAATCAAATTTAGATATTGCGCCAGTAGCTATTCTTGTCAGTCCAAGCTTTGCTGTTATTTCTTGCTGTGGAACATTAACAACAATATGGCCCGTATCTTCTACTAGATAATTTGCCATCGATGTAACTTCTGTGAGCGTGTCCCAGTCAGAAATTGTTGTTATGTTTTCTATCGTTACGCCTTCACCAACAAAGTTCATGCTTTTTAAACATGTTGTTGCAAAAGTCCCTTCGTCAAGGACATCTATACATGTAGGATCTGGCTCAGTAACACTTATTGTAGATTGTTTTGTTTCTTCGTCGTAAGAGACACTTATATTGTCTCCAGCAAAATTCAAAGATTCAGATAGGCCAATTAATATGCTATCTTTATAAACTTCTAATACAGATGCACCACCAGTCGAGCTACCACCACCTGCATACATTACAGTGTTTTGAATAATGCTTTCTATTACTGGTTTATCAATAGACCTAGTTTCAACTTGAGATCCGTTATCAAAGTAAAATATAAAATAAAACGTTCCGCGATCTTCTCTTAGTTGAATATCTATAATGACTGGAGCATCTTCACCATCATTTCCGTCAAGGCCCATTCTTCCCGAAACACCAGGAGCACCCTGTATGCCCTGAATACCAGGAACACCACCCTTGCCAATTAATGATTTTAAATAATCTTTTTCAGATCCGTCATTTTCTTTTAACCATGTATCGTAACTTGATAAGCCATCATTGCCAGCTTTCCCTCTTTGTCCACGAGAACAACGCTCACCTTTAAGAGAGAACTGCTCATCTTCTGTTAAGTCGGAAAATTTTAGTTTATTAAAATCGATTCTTTCAAATATTTTATTTTCGTGATCATTCCATGAAAAGCTAGATCCATCAATACCATCTTTTCCAGATATACCCTTAGGGCCTTTAAGTCCGTCCCTTCCAGAAATCTTTGAAATTTCTTCTGTTGTGAAATCTGAGAACTTTAACTTATTAGAGTTTATTAATTTAAGAACATCTTCTAAGTGACTATCCCAATTAAATGAATTTCCATCCAGTCCTGGTGAGCCGCTTTTACCACTAGTACCCTTTTGACCTCTATAACCTCTAGGGCCTTTAAGGGTTTGAACTTCGTCGTCTGTGAAGTCTGAAAAACTAAGTTTATTCGAATCTATTCTTGAAAGTATTTCTTCACGATGATTTTCCCAGTCAAAATTATCACCAGGAATACCGCGCTCACCCTTTGAGCCTTTAAGACCCCTAGGGCCTATATCACCAATAAGAGACTTAACTTGCTCTTCTGTTAGCTTTTCAAATGTAAGTGAGTTTTCTTTTATATATTGAACTATTTTTGATTTACTTTCGTCCCAGGAAAAGTCTTGGCCATCGAAACCTCTAGGCCCACGAGAACCTTTAATCCCTTTTGGTAAATCTACTTGATTAAGTCTCTCCTCGACAAGATAATCGACAAGAGCGTATATCTCTTTTAAGTTCATTTAACCTACTGCGTGTTTTTACGAGTTTAGTTATTTCTTGTTAATTTTATTTGCCAAGGCTTTCGTTAGTTCACCATTAGCATCTTCTTCTTTACTTTTATCTTCTTTTTCTTTTATTTGAGAATCTATGATTTCATCTTGTCTTGAAATTGGAGTGAGATTGTTCGTCGAGATATAATACTCGTCACCACCTTCATAAATTGCCATTCCTTCTTTTCTTCTTATTTCGTTTGGAGACATAGAACCACTTGCAATCATCTTTGTAAAGTAACTAGACCTTTTGTCCATGTCACCTCTATTAATAGCATATAGATCCATGTCACTTTTTAATTTAGACTTTTTACTGTCTAACAGCTTCATGTTAACTTCGCCCTCAAAGTTTTTGGCCCATACGTCGATGGTGTCATTTGATACTTCAAGGTTTGAATGTTCAATATTGTTATAGCTTTGAGCTTCTAATACGTATAGCTTTGATGGTGGTACACCCAAGAATCTAGCAATCTCAACTACAGAGAATTTTCTAGAGTCAAGGAATTGTAATACATCTGGAGCAAAGTTAATTGGATTAAACTTCATGCCCTCTTCGAGAACGGCAACACCACCAGCTTTATTACCACCGAACTTGCTTTTCCATTCTTCTTTTAATCTTTCAATTACATCTTCATTTAAAATCTTTTCGGTTTCAAGAACACCAGAAGGAAGACCGCCATTTCCAAAAATGTTACCGGCCATGTGATCGGCACCTTTTGCAACTCCAAGAGCTTTGTTGGCATAATTAATTATAGACATCCCATTGCTGCCATCTTCTGTATGCAAATTCCTAAAGTGAAGTACTTCGTCTTTTCTGAGATAAACAACATCATTATCGATAGTGTTGCTTAATTGATAAAACAGTTCACCTTTTTGATCTCTAACCATGCAAACGTCATGATTTATTATTGGAATTAAAGAATGAATTTTTCCAGTTCTATCTCTAACTATTTCGTTAAAACAGTTACCTTCAAGAATTGCAGTTTGGGTACATAACAACTTCCAGTTAAACGAACTCATTTCATTGTTCGGAGCTATGTTTAATAGGTCATATATATCATTGTTGGCATTAACAACTACATTATCAAAAGTCTTTATGTCCCATGGCATTTTTGCAACCTGGGACGCAATAAAAAATATACCACGATAAAAAGCCGCTACCTCAAGTGAAGTGCTTTCAGTAACAGAGTTTCCGTATATAAATCTATTTAAAAGACTTGGTGCTGTCGGTTGATCCTGTTTGTACCTTTGCTTGTTCAATATTTTTATTATCGACATCTTTTTCTACTTCCTGTTTCTTAATTTCAGTAGGTTTTTCTTCAACTACCTTTTTAACTTGTGCAGGTTTTACTTCTTCTTTATAGTATTTTGCATCTTTTCCAGCATAAATACAACCCATTCTAAGAAGGCGTTTAATATCGACTTCGCTCATATCGAGCTTATATGCATAACCTTTTTTATATTTCTTTCCATTAAACTCAGTCTCATAGTTAAAATGTAAGATATTAATTTTATTCTTCATAGCGTCATCCTTAAAAGAAAGCCCCTCATTTGAGGGGCGTGACCTTTTAAATTAATTAAGATTTGTAAGCAGGTTTGTTTTTTGTGTCAATCATGTAATCAACAGAAGCAACTCTTGCTGCACCTGGAGCCGCAAGGACTAGTGAAACATAGTCAAAACCATATGCTAGATCATTTTGATAAACTTCAACAATTACATGGCCAGCTAAAGTGTCAACTTCACTGATTGCAATTGTTGCCGTAGTCGGATCAAGTCTAATAAAATCTGCATCCGCATCTGCCTTGTGATAAACAGGCACGCTAGAAATTAAGTCTGCACTTGTTCCAGACGTAGCAGCATCATGCTGTCTAAGCGTCATTGAAAAAGTCGTTCCAGACCCAACAGCTAACTTAACAACGATAGATACTTTATTAGAATCCTTTAGTGAAAGTCTGTCAGACTCAACACCTGCAGCGATATCCTCAATGATACCACCGTTTTTTGCTCTTATTTCTTCTGAAAATAATTTCATTTTAATCTCCTATTAAGCTATTACGCTCTTTCTTGTAATCTAAGTAGACCAGATAGTTTATAATTACCAAACTCAGACTCAGCAGGTTGTGTAAACGGACATGATATCTCCAGAATCACCTAGAGCTGGCATAGCACCGGCCATTGGATATACTGCTTTACCCCAAAGCGTTCCAAAAGGAGCACCAGAGATAGAGTTGTTTGGAAGATAAATTGATGGGCTTGAAGGATCTGATCCTAATTGCATACCAATTAATTGCTCTTCACAGGCAACATTATAGATAAATACACCATTTTTCTTCGCTCTTGGAAGGGCATGTGTATAAAGCTTCTTAAGGTTTTCAAAGTTAATTGTGTCTGCAGTTTGAGCAGATTCTTTAGCAACTTCATAACCAAATCCAGAATTAATAATACCTTTTGGCATTTTAACACCAGAACCAGAAATAATAGCACTGTTAATTCTTGCCATGATAACTTCTGGAACATCACTCATAATCATTGATTCAATAAGTGGTGCATCTTCAAGCATTTCATCAGTAACACTGATTTTTGCCATTAATTTGTGAAGTTTAATATCTGCTTCGCCAAGTTTCTTTTGAGACTCGTTAGAAGTTTGCTCTTCACCAACCCAGTAGGCTTCGAAGTTTGATCCATTTCCAGACCAAGGAGCAGTTTCATCAACAGGAACAGTAATTCTATTACCTTTTGTTTTTAATTGACGACATCTTGAAAGTAAACTTTCGTCACCATTAACTTTTTTCTCAATACTTCCAAGCATATCGTCTGGAACTAAAAAACCACCATCTTCACCAACTTTCTCTTTTTGAGAAGCAAGGATCTTAAGGTTTTCGTTTTTAACGCCTCTTGGATCACTCTTAATTGCCATGAAAAAGTCACCAATGTCATTAAAACCGTGATTACCATTTTCAATCTTTCTAGGAGTTCCTGCAGTTGCAGTCGTAGTTGTTTTTTTAGTTTTAACAACTGGCTCAGTAGAAATGTTTAAAACATTTGAAATACTGTTTTGTGCCTCAATTTGAGAGTTGATTGTGTTCGCCTCTGTAGTTAAAGCTTTTACTGATTCTGTTTGCTCAACAGTTAGACCTTCAAGAGCTTGAAACTCTTTTAAAGATGCAACAATCTCTGCAAGTCTTTTCTTTAGTTTGTCCATTTTTTTTCTCCTTTAAAAATACAACAAAAAATTTACAAACGAGTTGCTGCGCTTACTTGCGAGCTAAAACATCGTCAAATTTATTAATATTATCTTGAATCTTATTCTTAAACTCAAGATTCACTTTTGCAAGTTCTTTTTTCTTTATCCATTCACAAGTTTTAACAGATGCAGCAATGTTGAAGTTATTTTCATTTGCAACTTTTGAAGTAGCAAACCCAAACTCAACTGCCTTTTCATCATTAAACCAAGTTTCTTTTGTCATCATGTCAATAATCTCAGTTTCACTTAAATCCGTGGCCCTTTGATAAATTTTAACAAGCTCTCTTTCAACCATTTCAAGTCTGTCCATGGTTCCTTGAAGTTCATTCTTGTCGCCCATAGCAAACGTCCAAGGCAGGTGAATCATTACTTGTGATCCCTCTCCAATAATAACTTCATCTGCAGCAAGAATGATAATCGAAGCAATTGAAGCTGCTAGTCCGTCTATGTGCATTGTAATTTTTTGATCTGCTCTTTTTAAAATATTATAAATCGCAATACCCTCAAAAACATCACCGCCACCTGAGAACATTCTTACGTCTAGCTCGGTTACGCTGCTATCTAGAGCTTTTAATTCTTCCAATACTAGTTCTGCAGAAATATCCCATCTAGATATATCTCCATACATAATCATTTCTGCTTTGTTTTTTACTTGATTTCTTATCTCAAGCTTAAAGCTATTCTTTTTATTTTTCATGAGAAACTCCTTACACCAATAAAAGTGTAAGAAAATAATTGTTTAATGGCAAATTTTAAAGTAAGAAAGACGGGGCTTGCCATCCTTAGCTCACCCCGAAGGATAAAATTTCATCCCAGGAGTGAATTTTTGGGTTGAAACTATTAAATCATCTCAGAATTTTACCAATCCAGCTAGAAAAAATTTTAGCAAGCTCGTATGACTCCATAATGTAGAAAAATACGACTGATAACGGAAGGCACAATAACGCCCACAAAATAGCAAAAAATATTTTAATCATATAAACACCATCCCTCTTTTTTTATAAACAGATTCGTCGTCTTCCTCGTTTACCCATCCAGCAATGGCCATAATAGCAGCGACAACAGGATCAATCTTCATGTTCTCATGCTCTTTTCGAGGAAATACGTTCTCATTATGATCAACCTTAGCAACAACATTCGATAAACACCAAGAAAAAAGCTCATTACCATCGTGAATAACATTTCCTTCTATGATTGATGAGTCTAGTTTTTTCATTGGCTCAGAGAGATTAGCTGTATTCATGCTAAATTCAACCATCTCGATTCTTTCTTGGCTCATTTTCTGAGAAAACTCAACGGCATTCCATGGATCGAAAAAAGCTTCCTTTATTTTATATTTCTTTGAGTTTTTAAGAAATCTTTTCTCAAGAAACTCATAATTAATAGCCTTCCCTGGAGTTTCTATTAATAACCCATCCTTAACCCATGTTTTGTAGTTAACATTTTTACTTTCTTGAACTGCAAACTCTGGAACAAAGTTTTCTGTGAATAAATAAAACTTTTCATCTTTTTTAAATATATATGCAAAAGAAGTTAAATCTTTTTTAGATGCAAGGTCAATTCCAACATAGCAGTCACAGCCAACAAAATCTTCCATTTTTAGATCATGATCAACTGCCTTGTCCCATGATTTAAGATTAAAGAATTGAGAAGCTGAGTTTTGCCACAGGTTTAGATGCTTAACTAAAAAATTTGATTCATCACTTGGGTTTGCCTTTGCTTTAAATGCTTTTGATCTAAATGCGTCCACGTCTACAGAGATTCCCCAATTCGGGTTTGCCTTTGTCCAAACACCCTCATCTCTCCAGTCATCATCATCATCAAGAGTAAAAACTAAAGCAAAGAATGACTCATCTGGAATTTCACCAAGAGCAACTTTCTTTGCATAACAGGACTGAGAGTAGCCTATTCCATCAAGAGAAAAACCTGCAGTTGTAATAACCATCAAGATAGAATCTCTACGCTTTGACATTGCAGAATCAATAACGTCATATACTGCTCTTGTTGGATGGGCATGTAACTCATCTACAATTCCAAGAACAGGCTGAAGACCATCGAGAGATTTTGAGTCAGATGACAGTGCTTTAAACTCCGATCCAGAGGGCTTATGCGCGATATGGTGGGCGTAAACTTCTGTTCCGGTATGGTCAATGTATGATTTATTTGACTTTGCCATTTCCATTGCTGAGTCGAGAACAATTCTTGCTTGTTCTTTTTTTGTTGCTGCAGAAAAAACTTTATTACCTTTAACTGTTTTATATAGTGACAAATAAATTAATCCAGAAACAGATGCCAGTGCAGATTTACCATTACCTCTAGCAACTTCGCAATGAAGTGTTTTGTATTTTCTTTTTTTATTTTTCTTCCAGTAAAATCCCTCAGTAACCATGAACATAAATAACTGCCACGGCTCAAGTACAATGTTTGGTGTATCCCACTCGCCTATTACGTGCTCGAATCTTTGAAACATACGGAGGTACTTCTCAGACCATTCAGCATCAAAATAATAATCTTCGTTTTCGTAATCACTTATAACTTTTTTACATGTAGACTTTATCCATATATTTGCCAGTACCTTTCCAGACACTACATCGAGCGCGTACTGATAACCACCGTGACAGTTTGGGTATTTTTTTGGACAGAAGATGTTCAAGTTATCAAGCATATTCCCCGGCCTTATAATCCTCTCTTCCCACGACTTCTCGGTAGATACAATTCCCAGTGCTCTTATTATAATAAGAAAACGTAGCCTTTCTTGGGCCATTGATCGGATCAAACAACTCTATGTTTTTAACCATAGAAACTCGACCACTATCTCCCATATCACAAGGAAATGAATGGTGAACTATCTCTCCCAGGCCATCGAGTCTCTGGAGTCCTATCTTTACAATCATCGTAGGTACAGTTGCCATATTAACCCCTTATTTCTTCGTAGATATCACCACATTCACTCCAAAAAAGTTTAAATGGCTTAAGAAAGTTAACGTCTGCAATAAAGGTAAAGAAAAATATCACTGGCAAAAATGTCAACAAAACCAACCTGCAGTAAATTATAAAAATTGTTTTTCTGTTAAATATAAATAAAAAATTATCGCTCACACTAACTCCAATCGTTACCCTTACCAGGCTTGTCATTTTTCTCAGTATCTTTCTCTAGGACAAGTCCAAGTAATTTTGAATACTGTCTAATTTCCATTAAAGTTTTATCTCTAATCGTACAGGCCGGATTAACTTTTATTTGGTTTCCATACCTCTCTGAATTTGTTTCATACACCGCGCCCTTTTCTGAGATGACTTTTGACACGTCGTAGAACTCTAGATACAATTGGCATAGTATAGCTAATTGCTCAAGATGCCCTCTCTTGTAATTTTCCCTTTCAACAACATCGACAACAAATAAATCCCAATATCTAGTAAACTCACTATCTGAATTTGGTGATACTGGTGCTTTTACATTTTTCTCTTCCACAATTTCCCCTTTAAAAAAGAGTAATAAATAAGTTATGCAATGTTAAGTCTTATTGTGTCGTATATACTGTATAGCTTGTATGGTGCTTTGACCTGCCAATAATACCTGGCACTAAAATTCAAG